TGCATGGCAATACTGTTGAGTGGTTTCCCGTCCTCAACGTTCTGTAATTGTCCGATATCTTTGTTTTCAATAGTGAGTGAAATTAAATCTATTCGTAATTCAGTTAAAGTTGTCGGTATAGTGTCTAAATAACGCGACAAAGTAACGATGTCGAGTCTATAACGTCGAGCAAAGTCACGATAGGTCTGTATGTCTGCATTAAAAGCAGCAGAACGCAAAAATTTTCGTGGTAAGGGGTCAATATTATAAATACGTTTTGGGTCTTTCATTCGTGATAAAACTAATTGTCGTAGTCTTTCAATGTAACGCTGCCATTCTGGATAGTAATGAAACTGATCTAACATTCCGTCGAGTTTTAAAGTAGCATAATAGCACATCACATTGGTGTCTTTATAATTTCGCATAGTTAAACCGCCTTTACATAAAATCCTTCCGAGTAATGGTTGACAGTAAAATTCTCCACTCATATTTGAGACAAAATGTGACTGACAATATATAATGTCTGTATAGTCGGAACATTGAACTGAAGTGTAATTTAAACCAACAGTTTCAATGAATGACAGGTCAACAATTTTGTGCATTCCGTCGACGATTATCAAGCAATCGTCACCATTAAACAGTATTCCATAATTCAACTGTTGATCTTTTAAAGCATACATTACCACTGCCATATTTATCATTGAATTTGCAAGTGATGTTTCAATATCTCCACTGCATCTTGTCGCAGTTACTTCAGCAAAAACTTTTCCAAAATCTGTCCAATTTGTCATTTTAATCTTCCATTTTTTAAAAGATGCTTCACAGTGTATTCGTAATTTAGTTTTAGTCTCAGCATCTGGTATAAAACGCAGTGCTATATCCAAAAAGATCCTCAGAATTGACTCACTTTGTGAACTGTCAAACTTGCTATAATCTGTCGAAATATAATTGGGACTGTCCATACTATCATAAATCTTTCTGAAACAATTTCCAATTTCGGCTCTATTCATACCTGCTGTGTAAAAAACATTCTTAAATTCATTTGTGTCTTCATTTAAATACTTTTTATAACATTTTGTTAAGGAGTAGACCATTGGTCCAAAGACACTTAATATATAATCTTTACGTGCGTGTATTAATCGTCCAGTTTTCGTTTGGTTCCCTAATATTATTTCTTTCTTGACATGCGACTCTCGATTAGTATTCTCAGCCACCATTGGTACTGTCCAGTGTTTACATCTTTCGTATTCTACCGTCTGCAATTCTTTCTTTTCACTACTCCAGTGATATTTGTATAATAACATTACATAAAATTCTATATGTTTATAGTATTGACTTGAATTAGTTAATAATTTGTTTATATAATTTGAGGCTTTTTCTGAAGCTCCTGCTATACTTGGGTACCAAT